ACCGCTCACACCCCATGCGAGCCACGGCCCTGTGTGGCGAGCGGTCCCCGGATGTTCTTACCCCGGTGCGATTTCTTTAGCTGCGTGTTCTTTAGCAGCTGCCCCCACTGTCCTATAAGTTGCTCCCCGGTGCGATTCCGCATCATGGATGCTAGCAGCACCACTCCTTTTCCTTTCCCTCAGCCGCCTCGGGTACCCTCTGCAGCTCCGGTCGCCGGAGCGCTGCCGTGGAGTCGCGTCGGTGAGATAGTTATCTTTACCTTTGTTTCAGTGCTAGGCCTTTACCTGCTTTGGCTTTGGGTGCTCAAAGATTGTATCTTACTTCTGAAGGCTCAGCGAGGTAGATCCACGGAGGAGCTGATCTTTGGTCCTGGTGAGAGGCCAGCCGTCGCTTCTGCCGACGGTTCTCGCTCCGTTCCAGATCCGTCTCCGTCCTGTCCGCCGGGACCTAGACCTTTCGTGGTCTAGAGCACTCAGCATGTCCGGAGCTTTGAAGCGCAAGCGTTCGGATGAGGTTGCCTGGAGTCGAAGGAAGCCCGTCAAGAAGCAAGACACCGGGTTCCCCCTCCCCCGGGCTGGCCCCTCTGTCAGGAGAGGACTCCCTGCCCTTCAGATCCAGACGCTTACGGCGGCTGGTGACACTATGATCACGGTGCCGTCCGGCGGCATCTGCAGTCTGATTGGCACGTATGCCCGGGGCTCTGATGAAGGTAACCGCCACACCAACGAGACTCTGACGTACAAGGTTGCGCTGGACTACCACTTCGTTGCTACTGCTGCGGCCTGCAAGTACTCCAGCATTGGAGTGGGTGTCATGTGGTTGGTGTATGATGCGCAGCCGACCGGCAATTCACCGGAGGTGAAGGACATCTTCCCTCACTCCGATACGCTCTCAGCGTTCCCGTACACTTGGAAGGTTGGCAGGGAGGTCTGCCATCGCTTCGTTGTTAAACGGCGCTGGTGCTTCACCATGGAGACTAACGGCCGGATCGGTTCAGATGTGCCTCCGGCCAATACCGCTTGGCCGCCTTGCAAGAAGGACATCTACTTCCACAAGTTCTGCACGGGACTCGGCGTGAAGACGGAGTGGAAGAACGTTACAGACGGGAAGGTCGGCGCTATTAAGAAGGGCGCCTTGTACATTGTCATTGCGCCTGGAAACGGGCTTGAGTTTACGGTTCACGGCCAGTGCCGTCTGTACTTTAAGTCAGTTGGTAATCAGTGATTACCACATCAATTAATAAAACAAGTTTTATTCAAAGAGCGAAGCTCATACATTACATAGTCAGCAGATATGCTGACAGAAAACACACACATAGTGCAGCCTCGGGCTAAAGACCGAGTCTCAAACGACCCAACTTAAAAACAAATCAAAACAAGCATGATATTATTAAATATGCAGCCGCCGGCTTAAGCAGGAGTGAACCACTTCTCTCCTGCCTGCATTACGTAGATTTCGCAGTTTGCGTAGAAGTAGTCATACTGCGCCGGAGTCATGTCCTTCAGCCAGTCCTCATCCTCGTTGGCGAGGATGATAGTTGGTATGCTCTTTGAGGCCACCTTCCGTCTCTTCCCGTACTTCGGGTTCACTATGTAGTCTTTTTGACAGCCGACGAGCTGCTTCCAGCACGGACAGAACTTGAAGGGAATGTCGTCCACGACATTGTACGCAGCTTCTTCATCGTATGAAGACCAGTCGATGTTATTCTGCCAGTAGTTGTGCCGTCCGAGGCTTCTGGCCCAGGATGTTTTACCTGTCCGTGTTGGGCCGACGATGTAGAGGCTTCGCTTTCTTGCTCCTGGAATAATCTGGTTGTTTCAGACAACCATTCTAAGTCAGCTTTGGCTTGCTCTAGGCTTAAGCAGCTAGGTTCAAGGAGCATGTATGCTTTAGGACTGACCTGGTAGATGTTAGGCTCAAGCCAGTCCTGGAGTGTTTCGTTGCAGAGGAGGTCAGGGTCAGTGGCAGGATGAGGATTGCTGTAAGGCTCTGCAATGTCCGGGAACAGGCGACTAGCTGAGTACTCAAAGTATGACAGTTTTGTGGCCCAGTCGTAAGGCAGTGAAGTCTGCACTAGTGAAAGGTACTCTGCTCTGCTAGTGGCATGTGTCATGATCTCCTTCATGACCTCATCCTTAGAAGGCTTCTTCTCAGAGTTTTCCTTACCTGGAGGAACGAAGCTCTTCTTCCTTGGTATGTAAGTACCTTTCTCCCACTTGTCCTTGGGATCCTTCAGTATGTACTCACGTACCTTGTCAGTGCTCTTGGCGCTCTGTATATTCGGATGATACCGATCTATGTCAAAGTACCTCTCGTCACGAGTAGTGACAGGCTTGATGCACTGGAGAAGAGCATGGCAGTGCCATGTTCCGTCTTGGTGAGTCTCTCTCACTACCAGGATGTATGCTGGCTCAAAGTCCTTAGTGAGCCTGAAGAGATGCTCACCGATGAACTCAGGTTCTAGTGGACACTTGCTGTATGTGAGGAAGGTGTTCGCGTTCCGGTGCCTGAAGGACCGGACGCTGTGCCTGCCATCTGAGGTGATAGACAGAGAGGTCGACATTAGCGCAGGAGGTTGGGCAATCTCAGGCTCTCCTCAGCTCTATCCCTAGACAGCTGCGAAATAATCCGCCCACCCCCCGTGCCTTTTATAGCTGCTTGGTGGGCTGGGCCGGCCGGCATGGGGTGTGAGCAGCATAATATT